TTCTTTTTTAAGATAGTAAAAATGGCGCATAATAATCCCATAAATCCAGTCTTTAAGTTCGTATGGAATATCTTTACGAGTACACATATAGTTATTAATAACCGCACCACCCTCTTCTTCGGTTTGTGATTCCACAATAGCCTTAGCAATAAGTCCTGCTTCGTCGGAAATATCAATTGGTACAAGCATCTCATCTTTATCGATCTTCATTTGGACAACTCTAAAAATATTTGATAACATATTAAGTACATAATTTCTAGGGTCAATATTTTCTACTTTACTAGGTATATGTTTATTAAACTCTTTTTCCATTTCAGCACTACGCGACATAACGTTTTTCGCATCTTGGACATTATATTTAATAACATCAATCATATCGGGACAGCATGAAGTTTCACCATCTTCCTCCCGAATTCCACGTAACCAGCACGCAGTCATAGCAGCATAGTTAGATAGGTCCTCAAGGGTATCTAGGAGGCTCTCAGAGCCCACCTGCTGCGTTTTAGACTCGTCTGTTAGGGATTCTAAGCGCTTCATCTTATCGCTCATACGGACGATGCTAGCGACGATTCCGAATTGGTCCAAAGACTCCTCGAATGAGTTACCATAGTCGTGATTTTTACGACAGAACGTGTCATATTGGTTATCGTATTGATTTTTCATTGTTTGTGGGTTTAGTTTAGTCATTTTTCTTTCCTCCAATTAGTTTTCTCACAAGTTCATTAACGCGTTTAGCATTTTCTTCTACATATTTGATGTAGTCTTCAATAGGTTCGTTATTCAAACCAAGTACCTACTTTCATTCCGTTTTGTAGTTTGTCTAGTCGAATGATATTACGACGAGGAATACTAAGACTAGCAAGATCACGATTTTCAATAGTTTTAAAGTAATTGATAATAACATTACCGTCAATATGCTTTTCAAAAAGGATACTTTCAACGGCGTCAATTTTCAATTCTTTTGTTTCAACTTCCCTACCGTACTCAATCCATCGTACAAAGCAACCGTAAATAGCGTCTTTATCATAGCCTCGGATAACTGTGTCTTCATTGAAGAATGAGTTTCGATCGACCGTTCCATCGAATTCTAGACATCCAATGTAATGCTTTTCTGGAATATGAAGAGTTGTTCTTACTTTGCTACGCTCATCAGTATAGATTATGGTAACAATGCCATCTTCGACCATGAAGGATTCCACACCGCTCTTCAAATTGCGATAAATTTTACCAGTAGTATCATGATATTCCTTACGAAATTCTTCACTTACCATCACCAAAAGTTCTTTCATCATTTCACTTCTCCTCAATATTAATAATATCATCTTTATGAATTCTATACACGATAGACTCATATCCAAATTTAGATGTTATCTCCAACATCTGATTAACCGTCCACATAGCTATAGATTTAACATTCTGAAATTCTGTGGTTTCCTCCTCATCCGTATCGTCAAGATATGTGATGGAGATTTTTACCATAGGGTCAAACCTAATAAAATGTTGTTCCTTAAGTCTAATAAATAAGGGACCGTTCCCCTGTTTGAAAGGAACGGCAAACCCTCTATTCGGACCGACAGAATGACTTTTTATATCATAAGATTCCATACATCTACCTCAATTTAAGGTAATCAATCACACGCCAACGCTTAGCTTCTGATTTAGGATAATGATTCTTCATACCATTACGATATGTAACAATCAACTCACCTTCAATTTCTTCAACGTTGACCACGTCTGTGTCAATATAGAACCGGAATTTGTCGTCATCTACTTCGCGCTCAATAACAAAGGAAACATTCTTACTATTCCAAACAGGAGTGTAAATATCAGTGTACAATCCAAGGTAATTGTGTAAATCCTTAGCATTAACAAATGCTTGAATGTCAACAATATAGCGACGAGCAATTGTGGTGGTCATTTCCAAAACAATGCAATCCCTAGTCAGAACACGATGCTCAATATAAAGAAAATCATCTGTTACATGAAAGTCTTTAACATCTAGAAAGATGTTACTGGCATTAGGCTTTTCGGCAGTATAAGATTTTGTTAGTGTTAAATATAGTGCTCCCATTATTAATCCCACCATCTCTTTCCTATTAATAAGTTCTTAAATTGTTCATCTGTGATTTTGTAGAAATCTTTCAAATCTTCGATATACTTAGTAAAGTATTCGATGTTTTCCAATTCCAGACCTTCATGCTTAACTTTATCGAACTTAGACCAATCAATATAGCTAGGATCAATAGGCCAACCCAAGCTCTTGATCAGAATAAGAGGAAATTCAACACGGTTTTCTTTAATTTCAATGGATGTAGTGGCACGAATATCCCAACCAACGAAATGATCAGAAACGTAAACATCCATTCCAGCAGCCTTACGTAGATCTGCTACAGTAACATATCCGTCATTAGCTAGAAGACGAACTACGCCATCTACCCAGGTATTCATTTGCCCTTCTGCTGTAGCTCCATATCCATCAACACCAATATCTGCCATCATTTGAGCTTGCGCTTCAAAATGTTTAAGTTTCAATACAGGAACACGTGTGATGTCAAATTTCAATTCTTCCATTTTACTTTACCTCATTAATTCTTTCCTTGTAATCCTCAATACAATCGGGCATATGCCGTCTTTCGTAGTTAAAATAGTTTTCTTCTTTCATTCCAGATAGAGTGAAGTAATCGATTAAAAATAACTCATCTGCAGTTGGTTTGTATGCGACAAATGGAATTTCACCAAACATGCATTCAATAAACTTATTGTTTTGTGTGTTTATTATAACATGTAAGTCCTCGCATACCAAATATTCTGAATCTCTTTTAAATCTAAATACTTTGAACAAGCCTTTAGAAATAGATTCTCCCATATATGTATCAAAGCATAATTCTGGATCCATCATTGCGTCACAGAATTTATGTAATTCACTAGCATCACGGAATATAAGCATTCTTAAATCATTAGGGCGTTCTGATATAATTGCAAACGGATAATACCCTCCAATCTTTAAGGAATATCCTTTAAAACAATTGTAATCAGTCGAAACAAAGATATTCAAATACGGAGATTGCTGATTATGATTCAGCATAACTCCATTTAGGATATCGCACCATCTAGCTTTCATAGGTATAAATTCAGTTTCTTTTTCGAAATTCTTATGATGAATTCGAACCGCGGATTTTTTCAGACCTTGTTCATAACGAAAGAAGAAGTTAAATAGTTTGTTTAGCATGTCTAGCCTTCCTTTCATAATCCGGGTCAATGTATAATCCATCGTTAACAACACCAGGAATAAAGTTTTGTCTTCCGAATGTATACACATCCAACTTACCCTTATCATCAAACGCAAGCATAGGATATACATCGCAATACATGTTTATTAATTTAATAACCTCATTGCGATTACCCTGCAGTGTTCTCGTCTGAATTCGTGTGATAACAAAGTTACGTTGATCCGTATCCTCTGGTAGAATACAGATATATGGGATAGTGACTCCCATTAGCTTAGCTATGAAAAACACACGACCAGGAGAACTATTACCTACTTCACGAATTCGAGCAGTGTTATTCAATATAAGGTTAAGACCTGTACCACGAATATCGTAATATAGGTTCTTAAATGAATTATACTGAATTACTTCCCAGCGGTCGCTGCTAAGATATGCACTATCCAAGTCGTATGAGTTATCAAAATAAGTTGCTTCTTTATACCACGGTCCATCGACTTCGTCTTTCCAATCGGATAGTAAAATACGATGAGACTCCAAATACTCCTCTGCCTCATTACGAATAACCGGGTGTATCATAATGTTTCTCAATAGAAATAACAATACAATACACTTAATCGTAATATCCCACTCTTTAATTTTCTTGATCATAGAGTTACTCCTCTGTTAGCTCATCCGAAATTCTAAACACAGGCTGCAAACGCTCATCAAGAATAAGCGAAATAGCATTGTTGTGTTCTTCCCACAGAGTATTTGATTTAGAATACTCTTCCTTAGGCAAGTGGAATAATCCATAAGTATTATCCACATTGTCTTTACCAAGACGGTGACCTTCGACAAATGATACTATTGTATCATGAATAATTGCATCTTGATCTGATTCCAAGTCAAGACCCAAAGTATCAACAATCCAATCTGCAAATTGTTCAGTCGTACCATAACCAGTAGAACTTGATAAGCGGCTAGCAAAATGAATAATCATTTCACCAATAGATGCAAAATCAGAATAGATTGTGCCAAATCCAAAGTGTTCAGTACGGTCACGTACAATATCTTCACGGATATTCCAGTCACCAATGTTTTCACGAATCGGGATGTATTCCCATGAGAATAGGATAGCAAGTTTGTCACGAGTTTCTGGATCCATGATACTGAAGCGTTCCATGACAAGTGCGCGGTAGTAGTCGTATCCTTCTTGTGTGTTAGGATTGTAGATTTGACGGTCGTGTTCCATTTCCTGAGTTTTCAATGCTCTGATCTGAGCTGTCATTTCACGAGTAACGTTTACAATATCACTAGCAGTGTATGTGTTGTCACGGTGATTTAACAGCTTGCTCCCTTCTTCATGTTTTTGAATGTACTCACGAACGTTTCCGTGAATATCGGTTTCGCTCACAAACTCCTCTTCTAGAGGGTTATAATCAGCGCCATTTTTGCGCTCGAATGGGGTTAGTTCACGACGGATATATTTACCATCTTCGGTTTTATACCAGTCATGACCATCGTTCGGAAGTCCTTCTATGTCTCGAAGATGTTCTTCAAATTCTTTTTGACGCTCTGCATCTTCGTCCAATTTCCTTTGATTGTCAGCAGCTTCTTTAGCAGCAACTAGTTCTTCATAAGATAGACCTTCAGACTCAAGCTCATCTTCTTCTTTCCACCATTTATAAAGGCGGTAGGCGCCGTATCCGGCACCAGCAGCCCCTACCAATGATAAAATAACTTTGATAGGTGTGTTCATGTTAGTTTAGTTCCTTTCTAGTTTTCTTAGGCACAAAATCTTTGAATGATGTTGTCGCATATAGGTTGCGAGGAGTTTTCCAACGAACATAGAATTGCAAGTCGTATTCTTGTTTCACATCATCA